TTTAGACGAAGTAGAACAAACAATTATTAAACTAAAGGGGTAATATATGGCTGAGTATATAGCAAAACCAGGTAAAGCTAACGCTTTTAAAGTTCCAGTAAAGCAAGAAGATTGGCATGCAGATTTTACAGGAAAAGTAATCATTCCAGAAGATATTGTTCCTGGTGCAACATATCATTTTGGATTAACTAAAAAGCAAAAAGCAGATGGTGAAGTGTTTGTTGAATTTAGATTAGGTGGTAAATTTACACCTAAAAATGAAGAACGTGCTAAACCTGCTGTTGAAGGTGCAGATGAGGATGTTCCTTTCTAGGAGCATCCCCAATTGCCTGTAACTATTTGTTCATTACGTACATAGTTACTTCAAAGCCGAATCGCATTTCTTGAGCTGCTGGAGTTGTCCACATGGTATTTATCCTTAATTAATATATTATGCTTAATTGCACAATATAATAGAATTATACGCTTATGTGGGTCTACTAGACACCAGAAAAGCATGAAAGGTTTATAATGGATATACATAACTTAGAATTAGATATAGCGTGTTATGCAACTGCTGTGTACCATGAAGTTAATAATAGAACACTAGAAGAAAAGGTAGGTGTTATAAATGTTATACGCAATAGGGTTCGTGATGGTCGTTGGGGTCGTAATGTATGCTCTGTTGTTTATGCTCATGGTCAGTTTATTGGGGTTACGGATGAAAGTCATCCAGAAGTTAATACTAGGGCGTATTTGGAAACTAAACTTTTGGTTATTGATACGATTGTTCGTAATAAATATGCAAATCCAGTTGCAAATGCTTTATATTTCCATGATGACTCAATACCGCCAAAAAAAGTATGGTTTGGTAAAAAGAAAGTAATTCACATAAAAAGGATGGTGTTCTACTAATGAAAAAACAACCTGTAGCCTGGCTTTATGAAGAGTTTGATGTTAAGTCTGGTGACCTAAAGAAGTCTTATTTGTGGTCATTTCATCCTAACCAACTTTCATACTTAAACGATTTAAAGAATACAACTCATCATATTAAGATAACACCATTAGTTCCTGGTGAGGCTGTAGAGGAATATAAAGGATTATCTAAGTACGATAGTAAACGATTAGTAGAAGCTAACAATGGACTCTAAACCACTTACACAAGAAGAAATTATGAAGGCTTATAGTAAAGCATTTCCAACAAAATATGAGCCAATGACTTTAGAAAGAATGATACAATTTGTTAGAATTATAGAACAACTGCATGGAGTAAAAGATGGCTAAAGTATATTCAGTTATTTACGATAAAAAACAAGCATTAAAAATTATGCAATATGTAAATAAGAATCCACAGGCTAATAGAAAACAAATAGCTGAAGATTGTATTACTAACTTTCATAGGCTAAAATACTTAGAACAAGAAGGTCTTGTAAGTTTACCAAAACCTTTACCTTATGGAGAACGAAATGGACTTTTTAGAAAAAGTAATTGATTGGATAGTATGGGGTTTGGTTGTTGGGGGTATGGGTTGGTTTGCGTATGGATGTTATCAGTTAATTGATTTATTTTTTTTAAGGAGATAGGAATGGTTGATTTAGTGAATAGACCACCGCACTATTTACAAGGCGGTATTGAAACAATAGATGTAATTGAAAGTCGTTTGACTAAAGAAGAGTTTATTGGATACCTAAAGGGTTGTAAGATGAAGTATGACTTACGCTATCCTTTTAAGGGTGCTTTTGCACAAGACTTAGATAAATCAGAATGGTATAAGAATAAGCTAATAGAAGTTATGCGTGATGAAGCTGCGGAAATTCCACCGGAACTAGAAGCTCAGTTACAGAGGTTTGATGATGAATAAAATATACTGGGTATTTATTGTGGTATTGGCTGCACTAGCTATATGGGGAACAGAAAAGGCTTTAGGTCAAACTACTACAATACTTGCACCTGATGGGTCTGTAACCGTCTGTCAGGTAAATGGTGGTGTGATTATCTGCGTCTAGTCATCCATAGGTGTTAGTTCGCCATAGATAGCTAGTTCTTCACCACTAATTTCCACCATGCTGTCGTCATCTAATGTGATGACTATAGTGCTATCGCCATGCAATGCTTCACAAGATACAATCACTCTTCCTAGCATGTGATTACATATAATTTCTACTTCTGACCGTTGCATAATTGTCCTAAGAAACATAGCCATTCCAACGCCCATTCTCTTTTAATACCATAGGCATTAGCTTTGGTTGACCGTTAATAATAATTCCACAACCTACAATAAAACGACTCTTAAAGTTTTTAGCATAATCAAATGCCATAGACTTTTGATGTATTAAACAACCGACCTGCATACCCCAAATAAGAGCATCTGGGTTACTGTAATATCCAATACTGAATTTAGTGTGATAGTGACCCTGCACCGTACTCATTCCATACTGCTGGGCTACCTTTAAAACGTCTGCTGACATACCATGAGTAAAGAAACACCTAGAGTTATCGCTTAGGGTTATGGTGTGGTCATCTACCCATTCCCAGCCCTTTCCAACGCCTAAGAACTCATTGTAATGCTTTAGATAGGCTTTAGGCATACCATACTTTAATGCTCTACGATAAACTAAAGAGCTATGGTTAGAGTGAACTAAAACCATCTTAGGAAATATCTTTTCTAATTCTTTGACATGCTTCTTAGACTCTTCTAATTCATGTCCAGCAGAATATAAGTCTGGGTTATGTTCGTGCATAGAGATAGCGTGTTGGTCTAGCTCATCACCTATGTTGACTATATGGTCAAACTTGTATTTAGTCTTTAATGCTTTTAGAAACGCAAATGCGTCAGGATGATGATATGGAATATGTAGGTCAGATATGACTAGAACTGATTTATATTTCAAACTACTCTCCTAGGGTTAAGATGCTTTATTATAACCCTAAAAACAATTTACGTTCATCTAATCTTCTGTTTTGTAAACCTTTTAATATCTTGCCACCAGCTCTACAATATTTAACTAACGACTCCATAGCCGCTTCTTTATCGCCACGTAACAACGCTTGACGGATGGTTGAACGCTGAAAGCATCCAAGACCCAGATTAAAGCAAAAGCTGACAAGAGCGTCAAACTCATGTTGTCGTAAAGGCACGTTAGGTAACATCTTATGTACTCCCAACTCAAAACGGTTGAGGTCTCGTTTAAGAATTGCATCTATTTCCTCGTTAGTAAATGTTTTGTTCCATTCAGGCGGTAATGTTTTGCCATCACCAATCAAATGACCAATTCCTACTGTCCACAGTTTTGCGGGACACTGGTATGGTTTGTTTCTAACACCTTCGTGATGACGTAGTAACTTGATAAGTTTATCAGATACTTTCACGTTTCTTTTCCCATGTACGAGAGCCGAAATAGAAACCAATAATAGATGCAGTAATAGCCATTTCTTCAGAACCAAATACTTCTTGAGATGCTACAACAAAGTCTACACCAGACCACATAGCCCATGCTAATGAGATAAGGTTGATAAGCACTAACTCACCTACAAAAATAAATGCTACTACAGGTCTTACCATAGCGTTCCAGTTTTTAACTGTAGGGCTTGCATTTTCTACTAACTTCTTATCATGGTCGTATAATGCTTCACGTTCTTGTGCGTATGTTTGCACTTCTATTTGGTCTAGCTTAATAGCTTCTATCTTTTCTTGTGATATAAAGCCTGCTTTAGCTAATTCTAATTCACGTTCTGTTTGTAGTTTAGCCATTTCTCTTTCATGCTTTTGGTCACCTTTTTGCTGAAAGAAACCTAAAACACTAGGTAAGCCTGAAGTAGCGAAACCTAATATACCTGATAGAATACTTAACATCTATAACTCCTTTGGGTCAAAGCCATACATTTTGGCTACACGTTTTTGTAATTTAAGAAACAAGCCTTTATGACTTGTGTACTGCTCTGTTTTTGGTGAAACTGTATATACCGCCATATGCAAAATTTCATGACAAAGTGTAATTAGCACAGGATATAAGTGAGAGTGTCTTGCTACAGAAATAGTAATGACATGTGGCTCACCTTGTTCTGGTGGTTGATATTCACCACAAATACTATCATCATCTACAATAACAAAGTCTACTTTAGATGCTGGTGGTAATTTGTATTCATCAAATATAGGCATCTCTATAATTGCACTATAGAGGTTAGCTATGTTATTTTCTGTAATGAATGTCATTTTGATAATGGGTTCATTGTGCTACGTTTAACAGTATTTAGTTTATCATCCATTGCGTTTACGGTTGCTTCTAATTCTTTACGCAGACCTGATACCATAGCTGAAGTCTCACGAGAGTTGGCAATAGCGTCTGAAGACTTTTCACTAGCTTTCATAATAGATTCAGATAGTTGGTATTGTCTTTCATTTATTGCTTTAACTTGTATTTCTAAACCATTTAATTTAGACTCTATGGGAGCTAAATCTAAACTGTCAACAGCTTCAATTGCCGTAACCATCTTGTTGTAAAAAGTTATGCCTGCGTATGCCGAGCCAGCTACTATTGGCAATGCTATTAAAATCAACTTCAGAAGTGCCGAGCTGGATAAGCTCAAGTTGAAGGTTTTGATTTTTTCCGAACTCATTGTTTATCTCCGTATCAAATTTGAAAGCATCTGTTATTTCTATTTGCTGTATAATTGGTCTGTTAAGTATTTCTAAAGAAAGGACTATCCCAAAGCCATGTACAAGCTCTTTACCCTTTGGTACGTCAAGTTTAGGACTATCCTTGCTCTCACTCTTTTGTTCAGCCTTTGGTGGGTCTTTTGGGCTGTCTTCTTTTGCTTTTGGCTCGCTTTTAGTTTCTTGTTTTGGTTGTTCAACCTTAACAGGAGCTGACTCTACTTTAGGTGGTTCAGGTGCAGCTAATGGGTTTACCTCTGGAGCAACAGCAGGAGGAGGAGGAGGATTATTTACAGGGTTAAGTGGACTACTAGGACTAACAGGTGAAGATACGTTAGTGACGTTTGTAGCACTCTTAACACATGTATTATTTGTTTCTACCCATGCTCCCCATACATCATTACCATAAGGGTCAGGACAAGATGAATTTCTAGTTTCTGTAACTGAACCTACATAGTCTGCTTGACAGGCTAGTTGTCTAGTTTCAGTACTTGCTTGACACGTTGGAGGGTCTTGCGTGCAATTGTTAGAAGTTTCTGTCCAAGGTGACCAAGAGCTTGAAGAACAACTATAAGTCCTGCTTTGATTAACAGCACCGCTATAATGAGGTAACGTACAAGCTGTGGTTTGATTTTCAACCAAGTCTGAACAAGCAGGTGCTTGATACGCACCGCAAATTGGGTCACTTGGGTTATAAGATACGCACCAATAGTCTTTAAGTGCAATTTGTGGGTCAATGCCATTACATACGAGAGAACCTGGAAGCATATAACCTTCAGGCGTTGGAGTATAGTTGCAATACCAAGCATAAGCATTATTTCCTTGTAGGGATAGAAGTAGTAATAGGCTCGTCAAGAACAAGCGGTATCGTGTATGTATCGCCATATAGTTTCTTAAATATAGAAGGGTTACGTTCATACCAACCACGTTTAGCAGCATCACCAATAGAACCGTTTATAGGGCATGGTGAACCTGACTGTATCATGGCTTCAAATACTCTATCATCTTGACAAAGTATAGATACTGCTGCAACTTTAAGACCTAAATCATTAAGAGTTTTAGCCAGTTTAATGCGTTCACAATTAACGTCTTTATAGCCAGAGCCACCACTTAAGCCAAACAATGTACTAGATACAGAACCAGTAACAGGAACAATACAAACGTCTTGGCTAAAAGCACTTATAGAAGGGCTAATGGCACTAGGTGGTGGTTGACCTTTGTAATTGATAGTAGTTGTATCTGCTCTAGCATCCATAGATATAGCTAGTAATGCACCTAGGGACATACCTACAATTAATGCTACTAAGTTTCTTAATGATTGCATTATTTTCCCATCCAATGATTAACAATGAATGTTATAAAGCCACCGATAGCAGAGGCGATTGCCATACCTGCCCAGAAACCACCTTTAGACTTGTTTGCAAGCTCTAGGAGCGACTTTATATCTGTTTCCATAC